CTCTACTAAAGATAGTCTAGGATTGTTTACAGAGATCCATACAAAGTTTCTTTGTCTCCTGGTAAGTTTATTATCTAGGTTTGCAAATTCAGGAGGAACGTCCTGTTCTTCAGATATGATAGGTTCGTATTCTAGTTTATGTTTTTTATATCCCATATTAAGCAAATTAGGGTATTAAATTTTAATACTAGCCTACCCCACATTACCCTAATATGTATTAGAATGATAATTTATAGATCTATACCTTGTCAAGTATTATCTTATAAATAAGTATGTATTTCTTTATTGCCTATGACAAAAATGCCAAAAATAAAATAATCCTGAAACCCTTATAAACAAAGGCTTTGAAACCGTCATATATGTCATGACAATAATTGACAATAATAAAAAAGGAAGCTTTTACACTCCCTTTCTTAGTTTTTAAGGTGGGCAACAAAAACATATATGAATAGTAATGGAAGTCCTTGTTGCCCTTGTACGCTAACAATATGAAAGTTTCGCATACAAAAAAACTATGATTCTTTTATCTTACCCTCTTTTTCTTCTTCTTGCTCAACCTTATCCCAATAGACCAAAACAAGAGCATCACATTTTGGGCAAGATAAATTAGAAACTATATAATAATCTTCATTTCCGTAATCTTCTCCATTATGATCCCCACCCCAAATAAGCTTTGTTTGACAAGCCCAGCACTTCATAATGCTCTTTGATCATTATAATCTTCATCATAAAAGGTAATTAAATCACCCTGTGGATCATAACAGTTCATACCAACGTTCTCTTTGTAATACTTGCTGTAAGCATTAACAAGTGAATCTGCTTTTTTATTATTATAGTCATCTGTAGCTTGTTCATACGATAAACGCATCATCATATATAAATTATTAGTTTTACTCATATTACTCCTTATAAATGTAATGAAGTAATTTTACTCTTTGTATTGTAAAATGTCTAGACTTTGTTTATACTGATACAATATTTTGACGGAGGTAATTATGTCAATTGATACAAACAGTATTACAACTGCGTTTATAGACGCACAATTAAATACTATTCAACAAGAACAAAAGCAAGATGCTTTAAACATTTCTATTTTTGAATTAAAAAAAACTTTAAAAGAAATATCTGATGAGTTTGATAAATTAGTTCAAAAAGTAGAACAAATTAAAATAGGTGGTAAATATGATTGATAACCCACCACTACCCGATTCACTTAAAGATCATCAGCATGTAGCTATTGGTGATGCTGTGTATTTTCCTGATATGGATAATGCATATTATCATCAATCACCAGGCGTGTCTTCATCTACCTTAAGGAGATTTAGACAATCGCAGTTACATGCTATGCGAGAAGTGGTAGAGCCAACAACTGCTATGCAGTTTGGTTCTGCCGCCCACTCTTTAATAGTAGAAGGCGAGAATGCATTTAATAACGAGGTGGCAGTTATATCTGGATCTCCATATACAAATGCTAATAAACAATTAAAGATTGATTATCAAAATAGAGGAATGCTTGTTATTAACCAAGACAAAAGGGATATGTTGTTTCAGATGAAGGATAACCTTATAGAAGAAGCAAAAAAATTTCTTAACGTTGACCAGGGCGAGTATCCTGGTGTTTTTACTAAACCGTATGAAAACTCTTTGTACTGGTGGGAACAAGATGTTCTGCTTAAAGTCAGATCAGATGTTATTAGACACCCCTTAGTAAAACCCTATTCAGATGAATCAATAGTGCTTATAGACTATAAGACTACTAGTGATTGCTCCGTATCTGGATTTACTCGCTCTATTAGACGATATACCTACGATTTACAGGCCGCTATGTATAAAAGAGGTTATGAAAAAGCAGGCTTTAAAGTAGAGGACTTTTTATTTGTTGCACAAGAAACTAAATATCCTTTTGCAACCAAAATATTTAAAATGAATGATGAAGATATGGAAAAGGGATGGGATCAGCTAGAGGCATCTCTTGAAGATTATAAAGCAGTTCGGGACGGAGAAAAGCCTACTGTTTATAATACTCCAAGTGTAGTTGAGGTTATGCTTGGTTATGAGTTTGAATAAGGAGAAACAAAATGACAGATAACATAAACCCCCCACATTACAAGAAAGGCCCTATTGAATGTATAGACGCAATAGAATCAGCTTTAACTTTTGAAGAGTTTAAGGGCTATTGTAAAGCGGCAGCTCTTAAATACATTTGGAGAGAAGATCATAAAGATTCTAACGTGCAAGATATTGATAAGGCCATATGGTACTTAACAAGGCTACGTAATAAACTGGAGAACAGATAATGGGCTTTATAGATATGAGTTTTTGGGCTGTTATTGCTTTATGTTTGTTGTTTATATTTGCATTATTGCAGGATAGAAAATGAAATTAGAAAAAGAAATAGATAAACTAGAAAATTTAATTAAATATATTAAAACGGTTTTACAAGATAAACAGGACGAGTTATTTTGTCTTAAAGCTGAACAACATCAACAGGAACAAAATAATGGGCACATTTGAAGACATACATAAGTGCGTGATCTGTAAAGGAGATATTGAAGTTAAAAGAACTGTTGACGGTATTGCATACTGGAACCGTGGACATAATGCTTGGCCTATAGCAAAAGGTGAATGTTGTTACAAGTGTGAAGAAGGTAAGGTACTGCCCAGGCGAAAATTAAATTCTTTGTTTAACGACAGAAAAAAAGGGGCTTAAAGCCCCTTAGTTTTATCCCAGATCGGGTGGTATTGCCGCAGGGGGTGGCGACATACCTCCACTATCAACAGGTAAGTAGCGTAAAATTTTGTTTTTACTTCCTGTCCTCTCTTTGCCCTCATCATCAGTCCAGTTGTTCTCAACTTCTTTTAAGGATAATATAAGTTCTTTACCTATATAATCTTGAGCAGAGCTAGGTGGTTGTTTTACAAATCCAACAGCCTTACTAAGTCTAGTAAATATATCTGTTGATATTTGTTTTATTTCTTCTCTAGGATCCCACAAGTTAAACCACTCATTATGATCTCTATAATTACCTCCATCAATTTGGAAAGTCATTTTTAAAGTCCAATTACCCTTTTGAGATTTGTATTTCTCAGCTTGAATAATTTTTGCAGAATGTTCCCCTGAAGGAGCCACTCCAGGCCCAACAGGTTTATCTTCCATTTCTACATACGTTATGTCATCAAAATCAGACATTTGTAATCTCCTTCACATTATCTGTGTTATTAGCTACAGCATTAAAGCCAAGCTTCTTTATTAATGCAGTAAGATCTGGAACTTCAAAAGCTTCTAACTTACCACTCCTATCCTTAGCAACATAACCTTGGCCAATTCTGGTTTGTAACCACCTGGCTTGAATTGCGTTACCCTCAGCATCTGTATCGTCTATAACCCTTAAGGCTAAGACTTCATCAAAGAAATATGTAATAGACTGACCAAGCTTTGTGCCTACCATTTTAGGTTCATGCATAAAGACTCCATCACTATTTATTTTTTCTTCTTTACAAATAAACATAACGTGCATTTGCAAATCACGAAAAGCACGCATGACATTTGTTACAGATTCTTGTACCTCCCCGTAAGCCTTACGAGGATCTTTGTGTCTAGCTTTCTCTTGTTGCAATAATAATTCGCTTATCTCAGAAATTGAGTCAAGACAAACCGTATCGTATTTGAGTTGGCCAGTTTTAAGCAACTCATGAAGTTGCATTAATTCTGAAGCTTCCTTTACTTCTATTGCATCTACGTTAGTAGCATCTTTAATAGAAAGCAATCCTGCTTCAGCACTTATTACTAACACCTTGCCTGGTGCAGTTTTTGCAAGAGATGTTTTACCTGCTCCAGCCATTCCGTAAACAAGAACTTTTGCTCCTTGGTCTTGGACTAGTTTTTCAGGTGTTACTATCCTGCTCGATAAATCATTATTCATAATATGGTTCCTCCGTAAATAAATAATTGATTTGCTAATTATACACCAAAAGATTACAATGTGTAAAATAATTTTTTTTGGAGAGTAAAATGGAGGACACAATAGACAGTCTACAATGGATAGCAAACTACTACCATAGACAAAATTCAATATCACGTGAAAAACTAAGGAGATTACAAAATATGGGCATAGAACCAAAACACAAGGAGAGGAAAGTAGATTCAATTACTTTGCCTATGTATATTCAATTTTTAGGAAAACAAAAAGCCGCAAAAGACTGGGATGTTTCTGAACATACGGTTGAAGCATGGAGGTATGGACACAGGCAACCGTCAGTAAAACAAGCTAAAAAAATTATTAAGCTTACAGATGGCAGGCTTGATTGGGAATCAATATATGGTTCGTTAGAAGATCTAATAGCAGAAGATTAATTAATGTTTGATTTTAATCTGTCGTAAGGTGAGGCAGCGTTAGATATTGCCCTTTCATATTATGATGAGGGGTATAATGTAGTGCCTCTACAAAGATCCAATAAAAAACCACCGCCTTTTCTCAAAGGGTGGGAACAATATAAAAACGAAAGGCCTTGCCGTACAACTGTAAAAGAATGGTTTGCTGATCGTGATAACTTAGTTGTCGCTTTAATATGTGGCAAATTTATTGTTGTTGATGCTGATTCGCCAGAAGCTATGACTTGGGTTGAAAGTAATTTACCTACCTGTCCTTATAAAGTAAGAACAGGAAAGGGAATGCATTATTATTATAACAATCCAGAAAACTATACAACGTTTGCTACTCGCAGGACTAACGACACACCTGTTGAAAGATTGATTGATCTTAGAGGAGTAGGTGGATTAATAATAGCTCCTTACAATCGTCATGCCAACGGTCAAATGTATAAGCCAATACCCCTACCTGGTTGGGATATTTTTGATCACAACGATTTGCCAGATTTTACAGAAAAAGAATTTGAAAAAATAACTGGTGTACCAAAACATGATAGCTCACAAAAGACAGCACCTTTTACTTTG